AACGCTACGGAAAGAACGCAGTGGTAGTGGGGAAGGGACGGGACAAAAGGAGTCCCTTTCCCCTACTTTCCTTCGCGAATTATTCCTTATATATATAAGGAGTCTGACTGCTCAATAAATGATAGTGAAATGAGAGTTAATTAGAAAGTAGACTGGTTGGCACTATATAAACCATTGTCTGACAATATCTTCTTAGCTTTATTTAGGCGTTTTAGATGCCTATAAAACGTGCTTTCTGCCACTTCCAGCTTTTCCATGATATGACGACATAAATCGCCAGCCTGCCACTCCTTGCTGCCCATCTCGGTTAGGAACCTTTTATCGTCAATTGCCTTGTGTGCACCTGGTTTCTTTAGCTTGTCTGGGTTAAGGTTAAAGTTCTGTCGGAACAGCGGGTAAGACCACTGGACAACGAATGCGTCCATGGGGCTGAAGTTTCTGAGTGTAACCTCACAAGTGAAGGTACGCTCGTCCTCCTCGTGTGGCGTTAAAACTACAAGGCTATCTGGGTTGCGTGCAAACACACCGCTACCACTGAACCTGTCGATGGCCTCGCTTCCGCTTTTATTGCCCTTGGAGAAGTGATGGCTCAGTATGATCGACAAATTGTGTCGGGTGGCTAGGTACTCAAACTCGTTCATCAGCGTTGACATATCCCCCGCGCTGTTCTCATCCCGATCACCCATCAGCATATAGTTTGGATCTAGGATGATCGCTTGGTATCCACGCCCCTCGATCTGTTTCTCGATCATGGGTCGAATGAGAGTAAGGTCAGCAGCGTAGCCTCGGAGCGTCCATACGTCGAAGTCGTCAACCTTGCCCTCCAATTGCTTTGCCTTGATCACATCTGCAAGTCGGTTGCGGAAACTCCACTCCTGAATTTCAAAGTTAATAAACAGCACGCGAGCCTGTTTGCATGACTGACCCCACCACGGAACGCCAGCGTGCAGTGACAACGCTAGGTCGATTAGACTCCAACTCTTAAACGCCTTGCTTCCTCCACCAAGCAACAGCTTCCCACCTCGGTGCAACATACCTTCGATCAATACTTCTGGCGCAGGTATGTTGTCCCTAACCAACTCTGCATATGACTTGATCGGCGGCCATTCGTCCACCTTTGGCTTTACTCCCAAAGCTACTGCTGGCTCTATCATTTCCCCTCCTTGCAGAACCACAAAAGGCTCTGTGTTTTGTCGTTTCTTTTAGCACCAGGAATCCTTACTGGTTGGCTTGGTTTGAAAGTTGCAGGGTCGCATCCCAACGGAACAAGGAAAGCTTTTAATTGTTCCAACCACTCATTCTTTTGTGGCATCTCGAACCAGCCGTGGAGACTCTTCCCGCCTGTGTCAACCACTGCGTAAAGTTTCATTCGGAATAAATCACGCATAAGTTGGAACACCGCGCCGATCTCTGGCTTGGTAAGCACATCCGACTCGACTACCAAATAAATCCTATGCTCAACCGTATCGTTCGATCTGCTGATTGTGCCATGCTTGTACGTTGCCCCAGTAGTGTACTGACCTATCGGTGCATCCAACTTCTTCCAATCCCAAGCTGATCGAAAGTTTTGTGGATGCCTTCCGCTGTCCTTGACATCCCCGATCCAGATATTGTCAGCGATGTTGAACAGTGACAGGAACAGGTGATACTCGGCTTCTGGATCTTCCAGCTTGACTGGACTCTCCTCAAACATATCGGCTGGGTCCCAATTGTAGTGCGTGAGATAACGTTGCCTGTTTGACTCTGCAATTGTCTTGAGCCTATCCAGTACCTCGGCCTCTGGATCTTTGACTAGGCGAATCGGTGCAGACGATCCAACCGACATGATATTGACAGGTCGATACAGCGGATCATTGAAGATTGCCTTGCGCAGTTTGCGATTTGCCTCGTCCCGATACGGCGTGCAACTTGTATGCCAGCAGAAGATCGTAGGTGCGCCATCTACAAACACTGTCGTATCCCTGACTCGTGTGTGGCTTGTATGTGCAGCCTCACCTGGGCATCTGCACAAGCCATGATTCTCGGACTGCCAATCGACTTGGCCTACGATCTCTTCAGCTTGCCGTTGTGCGGGGGTCATTTACCATCAACTCCAATTTCTTAATAAGCGCATTAGTAAATTTTGGCCTAATCCAATGTTGCGCTTCTTTTAATATATCAATAGCAATTGTAAATTTACGATTTAATTCATCGTACCTTCTCATTAGTGAAACATATTTACTATGGCTTTCAATCATTTCCTTTACTATGCCAACCTCAAATTCAGACAACTCAAACCATTCAGTTCTTCCAGAACCCTTCCAAGTTCTTCTTCGATTGTCTAATAAATTATGAGCGTGTACTTCTGTGCCGTTACAATAATCTGGATGTGAGCTATAAATAACCGAACAATCTCCACTCCCTATTATTGCGCATCTTTTGTCTGGATCTTTTGAGCATCCAATTTTATAGAAGCCACTCATTGCATTATCCTTGGCTATATAAACCTTGGATCTTCCAAGCCAATCCATGCTTTTTAATGCTGTCTTCATAATTAAAAATCAAACTGGCTACTGATTCAAGAGGGGAACAACACACTATTCATCCAACCCCGATGCAGGATCTCCCTGCACACCACATCGCCAGTTAGTTATTTGGTTTTCTCCTCCAACTCCATCGCCTTCTTGCTCGCCTCGACAATATCCTGCGCTGTTATATTACGCAGAGCATTGCACCACATCTGCGTCTTAGGGGTCTTATTGGTCGCATCCTTACACTTAGCCTGTGGCAACCCAGCGTGCGGTCGGCAAGGCGCGTGTGGGCAGGTATCGGGTTTGAACACCGACACGTTCTTAGGATAAAAACTCATACGATCTTTTGGATCGTAGCTGCCCCACAACGACACACACGGCGTATCCAGCCCAGCAGCCATGTGATTGACTGAGCTATCTGGCGCAACAACAAAGTCAGCCCCGCTGATAATCGGGAACAGCGAGCGCACAGTCTTGGTGCAGTTAAATAAGTCGATCACTCGCGGGTGATCTACCTTAAAGTTGTGCGAGTTATCCAGCCCAATAATCACAGCGTGATGTTTTGGGTAAGCCTCTAACAACGCCAGCACCGCCTCCTGCCCCATCGTTGGCGGGTAGGTGCGGGTTGGACCGCTAGACGAAACATGGTAGGCAAAGTATGGGTCTGGCAATGGCAATTTGCCCATCGCCTTTAACTCTTCGTGGTCTGGCTCGATGAGATGTAGAACTGGTTTACAATATTTAGCCATCGTCTTCTCATCCCATACACCCATCCACTCGTAGATCCGCTGGTAGCAGTTACCACCGCCAGTGCCCAGCTTTGTGTTGCCTACCTGCCCGCTGAATAAATCATCAGTAGGTAAGTGCGCATCGAAAGAATCCCAAGCTTCCAGCGAGGATGGCAACGGCCACAGCTTTGCACCCAGCCCAGCGTATAGAGGCAGGTTGCGAGCAGGCGCGTAAACTTCCACAACTCCACCCGACTCCTGCACCAAGTAGTTTACGAAGGCAGTAGCAATAATTGCGTCACCAATTGCCCCAGCGCGGTAGACGGCTGTTGCGCCACCAGCAGCGCGTCCTTTGTAGTACGGCTTGATCTTGTGTGGGCAAGGGATTGAATCATCCCAGATTGGTCCAGTTAGTTCATCGGGCAACACATAGGTGTTGCGCGGGTAGAGCATATTGTCATCGACTTTGTGAATTGCGTTTGTGTTATTTGTCCATAGTTTCATTTGTTATCCTCCATTATTTTGTTGATACATCTGATGATTTCTGACGCGACTTGCGGGACGATGGCGTTTCCCAATCCTTTAAGTCGGTGTGACCTATTGGGTATCCCATTAGCCACTCGACCCACGTTGGGTTCAGCGAGCCACGTTGCCACTCCTCTGGAGTTGTCCCGCGAATCTCTGGATGATTGCCCAGCATCTTCTGCATATTCCCGTTCGGAGTTCCCGCCGCATCCTCGTTGGCTGAAGGTGTCGGCCACATTCTCACTGCTGTCTGGAGTGTTGCTCCCCACTTCGTTCCGTTGGCTGATGTCCTCGTCTTTCCGTCCTCGGACACAGCCCCACTCCTTGCTCCTGTGTGCGCTCCTCTCGGACAGGCTGATGGAGTCGGCCACATCTGAGGATGCACAACTTGCTCCCGAAGATTCCCACTCCTCGATCTTCCCTCTCTGTTCTTCTGATTCGTCGAACAATCCTCCGATTGTCTTGGAGGCAGTGAGTCCATTGAGTTTGGAGTGGCCCACAATCCAAACCCTGTCTCTTCTGTGTGGCGCGTCAACGGCGCAAGCTGGAACAATGATCGGTTCGACTTCGTAACCTTGACTTTCCAAATCAGCGCACACCTGGTCGAGTGCCAAGTTGACGATCCCAGCAACATTCTCACCAATGATCCAAGCGGGCCTTGCTTCTTGTATAACTCGCAACATCTCAGGCCAGAGGTAACGGTTGTCATCCTTGCCTCGTTGCTTCCCTGCAACTGAGAATGGTTGGCAGGGAAATCCACCTGTGAGAAGAGTGACTCCTGCGTATAGCTCGCCTCGTACTTCGCGGATGTCTTTGTGGCACGGGACTTCTGGCCAATGCTTTTTGAGGACTGATTGTGCGTAGGGTTCGTTGTCACAGAAGCCAACGGTTCTATATCCATTCCACTTTGCTGCCAAGGCAAATCCTCCGATCCCGCTAAATAAGTCGAGGTGGGTTTTTTCATTCATACGCTCTGCATCTGGTAAGCGTGGTCAACCAATTCCCTAACGCATTTTGAATACTCTTCCTCGGCACTGCTGTAACAAAATATCTCGGTTGTAAATCCACCAGCTTCAAGCCAAAGCTTCCATCTCAAGTTCTGCTCATCCCACTCCTTCTTCACCTGCATCGCCAACTCATCCTTACTTTTCATTCCTCACCCACCACTTCCTTGCATACCAGGCTGGCTGCATCCACCATCGTGATTATCTGTATCATATCTATCGCGTGTCCGTGAGTCGCGCGATCCCTCTCAATCACAAGCTTATTGCGTGCAATTGAAAGGATCTCGCGCGCCCACTTGAGGCGATCTTTAGCCTCGACTTGCATCACGAACCAGATCGCATCCGAAACTTACGAGGCGATTTGTTGCTCTTCCCAGCAGCAGATAGTGCTATCGCAATCATCTGCTGACGCGAGCGAGGCGTTCCACCAGCACCGCGAGCCTTGCCCTTTTTCTTATTGTCCATCGCCAACTCATGCATATTCTTTGATACGTCTTTACCTAGCATATTCTATTCTCCTTATATGTTGTAATAGGGATTAGGCACTGATGGTGCTTGTACCCCGAAGCTTGGGTTTTCACATCTGCGACAATCGCGCAGGTCAAAGTCAAGTATCTCTCCAGTGTTGAGCATTACCGTGAATATCTTATTATGATCCATTCCGTAATCAGTAACCAAGAATGCAAGACCCTCACCTTTTGGAGTCATCATCCATAGCTCTGGATTGAGTTGGATCACGCCGTCTCCTCACCAACCACATCATCCCATGTGGCTTCTTCTCCATTCCAAACCTGCGATTGCGTCCGCAACCACTTAGGCTTTTCTGATTGCGTGGTGAAGCTTGATTCCCGCCAAAGAACATTGTTACCTGGAACAGCCGTGATGCGCCCATTGTTAAGCGCAATAAAATGGTGCGACTTGGTTTGTTGTGGGGTCATTGAAAATCCATCTCCGTAAGGCTCGGCTGTGAATAGGTAACGACCAACCTCCCAAGTTTTTTTGCTGGCGATCCATACCTTGCAGGACAACCCAATCAGATAATCGTACTCAATCGTTGTGAAGTTCCAGCCAAAACAATCCCAGCG